TGGTAATACCACAGAGCCTACTAATAATAAAAGAATAGCCCAGACCCTACTATCCATCTTCTCCACCTTCTTTTCAATACGGTCAATGTCTTCAGCCATATGAGCCAGGTGGTTGTTTTTGATAGTGTCTATTTCTTTGGCTAAATCTTTTAGTGTCATATTATACCACAGTGGCTGTTAGTGTTGCACGAGCAGTTAATGTGGCACCTACATTGCCAACCTGTGTCATTAGACGGACCACACGCCAACTTGATCCACTGTAGACTGCTAGACAAGGATTACCTAGATCGCCATCTACCAAATAGATTAAATCACCTGCTGTGGCAGTAGACAGTTGGCTCATATCAGCGGTGTAACGCTGTGCCAATCTTAACACATCATTGATATTGACAATTTTGGTTGATGGTGTAATGGTGTAATTACCTGATGGTGATAGTGTAGTGGGTAAACTGCTGTTGGCTATCAACCCTGAGCCATCTAGGACTGCAACACCGCTGGCAGCATTAACACTGGCAACCAACTGGTTAAATGCAACAATGAGGTTATAAATGTCAGCACGGGCTTGGCTAGGATCGCTGTCTGCTGATGCCACATTGGTTGTTGGTATTACTGTTCCAGTTGGAAATGTCATTTTTTTATCCTCTTGATATTTATTAGTTTCACGTGATAGTGATTAGATTACCGCTTGTCATTACCTGTCTTGGCAGTGTTCTAAGCGTGATATCCACTGTGCCATCACGTGGTTGATTGTCTATTCCATATAGTGCAAATGTAGGAGTGGATGATTTTGAAACAACCACTGGAATTGTCACTACTGATGTTGCTGAAGAACTCACATAAAGATCCACAGCATAGGCAGTGACTGATTTGACTTTGATGTCAATGTCTACTATTCTACTCACAGGCTGTGCTAGTGGAATCTGTCTAGCAGTATTACTACCACTTAGTGTGCTGGTAACCACATCACGCAGATTGATTTCTGTAGTGGTGTTATCTGCTTTAATCTGCATCTTCTTGAGTTCTAAACCTGTGCAGAATGCAGTGACATAGACATAGCGTCCATAGAATGCGGCGACATTATAGTCACCATCCTGCACTTTGGTTTCTGTTTCTTCACCACGGAATGCACCTGTGGAACTGGTGTGTATTACAAAATAAAGTGTGCCATCAAATTCTGTATTGACATTCAGGGTAAAGTAACGCACCTCACCTAAGTCTAGTAAATTGCTGGTCCATTTGATTGCTTGGAATGTGGTTCTATAGTCTGTAAAACTACTCCAACTCTTTACATCTCCCCAACGGCTGCTACCAATGGCTTTGATTGTGCCACTGACTGAATCTAATTGACCCTGTTGGTAGGCAATAAACCCAGTGATTGGGGTTATGTTGAATGCTGACGCTAGTGTTGCTGATGCTGTTTTAGTTGCCATATCGTATCCTTACCAAACTATGTCGCCGTTCAAAGGTTGAACTAGATAAACTGTTGCAGGTCCAACATAACTATTACCGCTGGTATTAGGCACACTGGTAAAGTATGGATTGAAAGTTCCATAACCACCATAGTTCAAATACTGCAAATAGATATATGAACTGTTGGGGATGGCTTCATTTAGATTTCTAGAATATCCTGCGGTATATGGATTAAAGTCACTGAGTGTGACAACATCTGCTTTTGAAATATTACCTGTTAGGAATCCATCTACATCCTGTGTAAATCCAGTACCACTGGTAATTGTATAAAAGTCTTTTAATCTCAATGCTTTAGTTGACTCTGTTCCAACATCTTTGATACTGAATAAGAACTCTACCCATTTGGTATTATTTGGAGATGAAAAGTCTGTGTTACCAACACCATAATATGGATAGACATTCTGCATATATCCGCTGGTTTTATTATCTGGGAAGTAACCAGTTGACGCATACTTGGCATCAAATAGTGTTCTTGTGCTGAAACCTGAAACCTGATAGTAAGAATCAAATACCTTAGGATCAATAGGACCACGAACATTTAGTGTATAAAGTCCATCTGCACCTTTTGTCATTGAAGCTCTAGTAACAATGACTTTTTCCCAAATGCCTAATCCCATATACTTGGCAGTGGTTGTGGTTGTTATTCTAGCCTCACCTAGTGTATCACGCACACGTCTATAGACTATGACAGCATCAAAGGTGTCATTGGGCATTTGGAATTTGAATTGATAATAACTTGCCAATGCGTAGTTACCATCTGTCTTTCTAGTGGCAAGATAGCCAGGTAGTTGTCCATTGGTTGACTGTGAAAATTGACGCTTGATCCATTTAACAGGCTGTGGTGTTGGCAATGCAGGGAATGTAGTCAGCAATTGATTCAATGCTGTTTTGGTATCAACCTGTGTCCAGGCAAATACTGTATTGGTTAAATTGGAATATGTGTATCCAATGTTTTGCAATATGCTGGCACGGCAAGCCAATGATGTTGTGGCATCAGCAGTGGCTGCACCTGTTGTGTATTGTGCAGTGACTAACCAATCATAATAGGTGTTTAATTTAAATGTGCCACCATTGATTACCACTGAAACTTTGCCACTAACTGGATCAACAGTTGTGCCTACAGGAACTTCTGTAAAGGCAGTATTAGTTCCAGGAATCACTTCACGATAGCGTATCTTATAACCACGCCATTTGCTGGCACTGGATGTTGGCGGTGTAAAATACCAAGTTAGAACTGGTGTTACATAAGCAGAACTGATAGAAAAGATATTAGGAATAATTTCACTACCAGCGGCAAATGCTTTATTAGGATCTTGATCCACAGTCAACAGTGAGAATCCACTAGGTATATCTACACTTAAGAATCTACCACCTGATGAACGAACATCTGTGCCAAAAACCACATAGCCTGTAGTCTGTCCAGTAAAACTTTCAACTAAGCCTATGCCTGGTCCAATCTGTTTAGTAGCGGCAACACCATCCTGATAGGTTAAGCGAGCTAGGAAGGTATATCTCTGTAGTGCATCACCTGAACTTGGTGTGCCAAAGTCTCCAGCCAAGTTAAATGATAACTGAACACCTGGACCATAGGTTGAACTTAGGCTGTTGAACACAAAGTCTTCATATGAATAATAGGTGTCAGTGTTAAACTTGTAATAGATTCTAACACCTTTGATTAGATTGTTAGGAGTATTAACTAATGTATTGCTATTCTGTTTTATTGTCACTGTCAAGCGACGTGGATTCAATGGTGATCCTGCTCTTGGAGAGATGTTGAATTCATCTATAATATCATTGTATCTAGGAGTGGTTGCCACTTGACTAGCAGGCAATGTCCAACCATCTGCTACCTGTAGACTTAGTGCTGAAGCAATGCCTGTTAATGCAGGATTTAGCTCTGCTACATTCTGTGGGAAACTGATCTGTCCCTGTAGAACAAATCCACTTGAACGATTATCAGAAGCATAGGCACGAACATAGTATTCATATGATCCATAGCCTAGGTTACTTAATACCCAAGGTATGTCGCCACCTGGTCCAGGCTTTGTCTGTAGTAGAACTTCACTCCAAGGTGAATATCTATTGTATCTCCACCACACTTTTGCATAACTGTAAAGTGCATCTTGTGGCTGTGCAAATACAATATTAAAATTAAAATTACCATTGCCAATGGCTTCTGCCCTACTAGACTTAAGAGTCAGTAGTGCATTGAATGCCACTACCACAGGTGTGTTAGGACTGATGTTGTTGACTGGTGGCACTGTGCCGCCACCTGTTGATCCACCATTGCTAGGTGTGCCACCTCCAACACCACCACCTGCTGGGCTAGTTGGATCTGTGCTGCCTGGATAACTTGGCGTTGGTGCTGTGTTAGGCGGAGTTACTGCATACACAGGTGGAACTAGCCCCAATGGATATCTATTGTCACTGGTTGGATAATAGATTATTGAACCTTTTGGAGTGTAAGTTGGAAGAACTATGTCCTCTTCACCTACTCTGGTGTATGGATACATATCATCTGGATTACGCACACAACCCAGTTCCACTGTCATATCATTATTCACTTGCATTGAAATAATGCGCCAAGGATCTGTGCCAAAGTTTAGAAGATTGCTCTGTATACGGATACAATCACCTGGCTCTAGTTCTAGTGCTTTTGATGTTGCTGTGAATGAACAACTTTCTTGACGGCGTTGCTTATTGAATATCAAGCGAGCAAAATCTTTTGCCATTCCGTAGTTTGTAATACCAGCCATTGTGGTATCGTATTTGTTTTCACGCCCACCGTCAATGGTAATGTATCGTTGACGATCTGATTCGCTTTCAGGATAAACTACACTCTGTGGACTCCATTTTTGATCTGGATCTGTATAGGTTACTGTTACCACATTGTATTTGGCACTTCTATCAATGCCTTTGTATGATATATTACTAACGATATCATCTTTAGTGAATGTCTGTGCAATGGTGGCAGCACCACTTAATATATCTGTGGGATTACCTGCATCTTCAATCTTAAGTTTGTATTTGCCCTGCACATAAGGCATATAACCACGAAAGTTAAACAAGATATCTTTCACATTGCTCATCAAAGTCTGACTGGTTTGAACAGCCATATTCAATGTGAGTATAGGACCTTGAGGAATGGTTTCATTATTGAGATAGTAAACAGGTGTATTACATTTTCTAGCCGCTATCTTCCAACTGGTCCAATCAATGTCTGCATTCTTTAGACCCTTACCATAGCGTGGATTGCGTAGGTAGTCTAGTAGACATTCCGCTGGATTAGTTGAATAGCGAGTGAGTGTTGCATTTGATTGAACTGTGTCATATTCTAAATTCTCAACACCATCATAGGTAAGTGAAGTCACACGCTTGCCTAATACAGCAACCTGCATTTTAGGTTCACTACCACCAAATGGGTTTGTCTCAGCTTCTGTTTGTCCTGTAGTTTCTTTCCACTCATAGCGAACAAACATTGTGGCTAAGCCATTATAAGTCATTGTGTCTTTGAAACTAACTGACTCTGCAAAGAAAGTCTTATTGGCAGTGCCCTGTGTTCTATTCTGTGCTTGTCCTGCTGGTGTTGACAAATCAAACCAAGCACCTGGACGCCACATCAGTGTCATACGATTGGCATATCTACCTTCTGTGATTGTGACAGTTTCACCAACATTAAGATTGGGTATTTTATTGATAGGCAATAGCACATCATCAACATAGACTTCGTGTAATCCTTCAACAACACCTTCTGAAAATATATAGGCTACAAAAAGATATTTGTTACCAGTACCGCCTGATTCAACGAATGTTACAGCACCACCAACTTTCTTATATCCATAGACTACAGGAATATCAACATTACTACCAGTGCGTTGTAGTAACACACCTTTAATTTGTTCTTCACCTGAGGCAGCATTAACATCAGGCATCTTGGGCATAAACGGTGATAGCACAAAGTCCATCGCCTTGTTGATGATTGTTTCACCAACCTTAGTTGCTCCAAGTCCTGCACCAATGACAGCACCAACTGGTCCACCAACAAAGAATCCAACTATACCACCAAGGATAGCACCAAATAAACCCATTATGCAATCTCCTTGTTCATTATGTTAATTTTTATCACATCAAAGTCTAGGCGTTCATAGACTTCACGCAGTCTTTCATAGTTGCTGCCAATGTCAATAGCACGGATGGCAGTAACCTTGCAGGCAGTGGCCCATTCTGTGAACACTGAGATCAATTCTTTGTAGTTGTCAAAGTTATCAAATTCTGGAATTAGATAACAAAATTGTATGTTGGCAGTGAAGTCTGTGTCTACTGGATCTTCACTAAGGAAACCTCCAATGATACCAATGGGTCTTTGTCCATTGTAGGCTATGCGTAGAAATAACTGTGAACGGATTGCGTATTCGCGTAGAGTAGTCAGTAGACGATTTTCATCATACTTGTCATCTGGAATCGCAGCGGCTTCACGATAGTAATTAAACAGCGTGATGACACCATCAATTTCATTTGGCTCCATTGCTCTTATAATCACGCTCTACCCCACTTGATTTCTGTTTCACCAACCCAACCAGCTTTGTCCATACACAAGTCATCTTTATATCCTTGGTATAGCCAGTTACTCCAATTATTTGTTTTGCGTCCTGCAGTTCTTTCATAGTCTGCAAAGATACTAGAACAGTCAAAGACTAATTGACAGCTCTTGGCAGTTTCATTCACAGCAAAATTAAAAATTGCACCATCGTATAACATAATTGGTGATGCTACCAATGCCAATGGTTGTGTTCCATCATTGCCAAAATTCATAAAGCATTTGTAGATTACCACACGGCTACCTTCTACATCATAGTTTAGTATCTTGGAGATATAGTCATTTCCAATGGCTGATAAAAGTATGGAGAATTTACCTACTTTTATCTCTAAATCCTCTGAAAATCCAGAGAATCCAATGAAATTTCCTTGTGCAATATATTCATTGCTTGTGGTGTTGGTTGCTGTAGGACTGGTGAAGGTTACATTGAAACCTCCATCACAGAGATACAGCGTTTGGTTTGCTCCCAGGGTGTCTTTTAATTGTATTTCAACGCAGTTAACCGCAATGGTATGGTCCGCGTAGTATTCATTCTTATTGGCAATGTCATAGGTTTTCATTTACCACACTTCCCTCATTGACACAGTCATTGTGGTGATGCCACCATAGCCAACATCAAACTGTTGTTCTTGTTCTGCCATAATGGCAGTGAATGGTACTGCTGTGATTGTTAGGTTGGTTGCTGTGGGAACTGCTGTGACTAATGGTCCACTAAAGTATAGTGTGGCTATGCCTGATCCGTTGCTCACGCAAGGGCTTACACATTGGTAGACTTTGGTATGATTATTAAATTTAAAATAATCACCTGAGGCTAAAACATTCTGACTGGTTCCACAGTTAGTCAATGCCACTGATGTTGCACCTATGGCAGTAATTGAACTGGTCCTTGGTGTTGATGAAGTCTGTGCTGCCAATGCTGAATAACTCAACTTAGGCAATACAATTTCAAAGCTGAACAGTGCTCCCAGGGCC